CATACGTGGAACGCTCTGCGGAACGAGTGGACCTTCACCACCGTGAACGGCACCGCCCTGTACCCCTTGACAAACGCTGGAAATTATGCTATAATAGAATGGATAGACGGTAATGACGGAAGCGAACTAAAGAACAGGTCACTACGGGATATCAAGCGGTTGAAGGCGCAGGGTGACGACGGCACTGCATGTCTCTACTACGCCGTAAACGGACAAGACGCTAACGGGGACGTACAGCTGGAGGTCTACCCTACTCCGTCTACTAACGTCGTTACCTACACGGTAGGCGGGTTCGCTAGGTCGGGAGACTTGAGTGCCGATAACGACGTACTGGCCGTACCCTCCAAGCCGGTCCTCTACTTTGCCTTAGCCAACGCTCTGCGTGAGCGAGGCGAGGTGGGCGGTCAGACGGCTAGTGAAATCTTTGCATTGGCCTCCAACTACTTGTCGGACGCTATCGCCCTCGACGCCAACAACAGCCACCTAGACAATATCTGGTACAGCTAATGGCTCAACCTCAGCAGAACATCACGATCTCAGCGCCGGGATTCCAAGGTCTGAACACGGAGGATTCTCCGCTTCAGCAAGACCCCGGCTTCGCTCTTGTTGCTGACAATTGTGTCATCGACAAGTTCGGGCGTGTGGGCGCTCGTGAGGCGTTCAGTCAGTACACGGTGACGGATGCCGTCCCCTACAGCCCCAACGGCAGCATGGACACCGAGACCAAGTGGGTGTACCAGCTAGGTGGTGGGGTTATCGGGACGACGCGCTACGACCTCGGCATCGTGGGCCACCTTCAGTACAACGCAAGCGGCGTCCTGATCCAAGAAGACTACTACATCGTAGAGTTCGACGACGACGCGATGGGCAGTATTAGCTACCCGGCGCTCGCTACCCCGGCCAACCTCCGGTTTGCTGACATCGTGTACTTCAACGACGCCATCTACATCTTCAGCAAGAACAACATCGCTCTGAAGTTCGACGGCTCCACTATCACTGACCTGTTCGCCGGAACGCAGGACACGGACTTCATCCGGCCCATCGACGACACGGGCATCATCGCCAACAACATCGACGGTGATGTGGCCTGCTCCGCATACGGACGGCTATGGGTAGCTGGGGTGAGTGACGCGGGAGGCCACAACTACAACAGGATATACTACTCGGACCTGCTGATTGCAGACCAGTGGTACGACGGGCGGGGCGTCCCCGTGGACAGCCAGAACACGGCGGGCATTATTGATGTGTCGCAGTATTGGCCCAACGGCGGCGACCGCATCGTGGCGATTGAGGCGCACAACAACTTCCTCATCATCTTCGGTCGGCAGTCGATCCTGCTGTACAGCTCAGGCAACAACTTCGCAGACCCGGCAGACGTAAACGGTCTGGTGTTGCAGGACGCCGTAAGCAGCATGGGCGCTGTCAACAGGGACGCTGTGGCTAACATAGGAGCTGACCTCCTGTTCGTTGACGACTCAGGCGTACGCTCGCTGGGCCGGACGATCCAAGAGAAGTCTGTCCCCATCGGCGACCTGACCAGCAACATCAAGCGGGACATTACGGACCTCATCAAAGACGAGCCGAACGACGCTATCTCGCTGTTCTATATGCCGAACAAGAACCTCGTGATCTGTAACTTCGGCGACACGGAGCAGGCATACGCCATCGAGATGCGGACGCCCTCGGCCACTGGTGGTCAGAAGGTGACGCGGTGGACTAACTGTACTTTCCGGCGCGGGATGTACGTCGAGTTCGAGGACATGACCTACACGCTGCTTGCGGGTAAGGACTCAGGCGGGGCGCTCCAGTACGACAACTATCTGGAGTGGACGGGGCAGCCGTACAACATGGCCTACGCCTCCAACGCCTTCACCTTCGGCGACTCGGTGCGGCAGAAGTTCGTTAAGCAAGTGGACTTCACCCTCGTGTCTACATTCACTAACGCTGCGGCTGTGGTCGAGTGGGGATACAGCGGACTGCTGGAGTACACCAAGAACATTACGGTGACGGCGCAGACTCCTGCTCTTTTCAACGACCCTCTAAATCCCAAGGGCGAGCTGTCGTACTACACGGACCCTACGGATGGAAACAACGATGAGGTCAACGCTAGTGAGTTCGGGGAAGGATTGACGACCCTGCGGCGCTATAGATCAAACACCAAGGGCAGCGGGGCCTTAGTGCGCGTTGGCTTACAAGTTGACATCGCAGGTAACTCCCTGTCGATCCAAGAGATTAACATTCAGACACTACTAGGTAGGATATACTAATGAGCTTATGGTCACTGCTAGGCGGTATCGGTTCGATATACGGCGGTATCCTGACTGCCGACAAACTGTACGGGTTGGGCGATACGGTCGCCTCCGACACGCAGGTCATGGCGGACGACGCCAGAGCTGACACGGCGTTTAAAGGCTACGGCGTAACCACCGGCCTCGGCACGGGCACGGTAGATGCTTCCGGTAACACGGACATCGGCGTCGGTCCCAACTCAGCCATGCAGACGCTATCGGGTAGCTTGGCAGGTATGTCTCAGGATGCCTTTCAGCAGGCCATGGCGGCTGCGGCTGCTGGCGGTACGAACCAATGGGCCAATCAGGCTCAGGGCATGATGGGCGCTGGCTACGACCAGATGGCTGGCGCTTTCGCCAACATCCCCGGTCGTGAGCAGGAGATCTATGGTCGAGCCATGGCTATGCAGCAGCCCGGACTAGACGCCCAGAGAGCCTCTCAGCAGGCCCGTGAGTACGCTCAAGGGCGCGGAGGGGTACGGGGTAGTCAGTTCGGTGGGACGGCTGAGGACGCCGCTACGGCCCGCGCACAGGCACAGGCGCAGAACCAAGCGTCATTCCAAGCCATGAACCAAGCGCAGTCTGAGGCCATGAACCAGCTGAACGCAGGTAATCAGATGTTCGGCGCAGGCTCCGGCTACAATCAGGCGGGTCTCGGTAACGCACAGCTCGGCCTGTCGGCGGGTAGTCAGCTCGGGCAGCTGGGTCAGGGCATGGCCGGTGTGGGTCAGAACTACTACCAGCAGAGCTTCCTGCCGATGCAGCAGCAGATGCAGGCGATGCAGCTCGGCGGTCAGAACGCGGATCGCTTCCAGTCTGGTCAGTTCACCGGAGCCAACCTCGGTACGCAGCTTGATCTTGGCGGCCTCCAGACCATGACGAACCTGTACAAGACGGGTACGGAGCTGGAAGGCAACATGTACGCTTCTGCTGCCAATGCGCTCAGCGGTATCACGGGCGGTCTGCTCGGCGGAGCGAACGAGAACAGCGAATGGTGGCAGCAGATCTTAGGAATTGCAGGAGAAGAGTAATGTCAGGTACTAATCAAGCAGCTAACCTGAGCGGCCTGTTCGCCGGGTTCGAGACGAAGCTCCAAGATCCAAAGATGTTTAACCGTGGCATCGAGAACACATTCCGTCCTGACTTCGGTACCTCTGAGCAGGGGCTGCTGGAGGCTGCTGCATGGGAAGCCAAGATGGGCAGGTCCAAGGAAGCTAACGCCCTGACTGCCATATCTCAGCAGAAGCAGCTGGCCCGCACGGCGGAGCTAGAGGCGCTGGGTACGTCAGCTGATGGTCCGTTTTCTATGGGAATGTTTGACATAGCCGAACGAGCAGAGGCGGCTGTCCAGAACATGGACCCGGAGGCGTTACGTCAGGTCCGTACGGACTACGCTAAGATGGTCCCCATGAACGCCGACCAAGGTCGTATGCGTAGCGCGGTTGATCTGGACGGTGCGGGTACTCGGCTACAGAATAAAATCAAAAAGCGCGACGTAACAGCCATGACGCGGATGCAGGCCCAGCTGGACGCTGAGTTAGCCAAGCCGGAGAGCGAGCAGAACGCCCCTCTCGTATCTGGAACACGCAACGCATTGAGCCAGTGGCGCAAGAAAGCCGACCCAGAGTCAGTCAAAGAGTTCGACTCGATGCGGTCGCAGAGCATTGACCTACGCGAACAGGAGAAAGCCGCAGAGGAAGGCCGCAAACTAAACGCTGCCAGTAAGACGGCTACATCCATGGCGATGCAGAACACCCCCGTAGCGGAAATCAAGAATACGCTGCTTCAGTCCGGCTTCGACCTCGAACAGCTCGCGCCTACCTTCACCGCTCTGGAGAGCTTGGAGAGTAACATTGCGAGCCTACAGCAGCGCGAGAACGAAACCGATGCCGCTCGATACGCCGAGGAAACCGTCATTAGTATGATCGACTCGATGGTGGAAATGGCACCGGAGAAGCGCGATCAGATGAAGGTCAACGTACGTAGAACTCTTCGGAAAGCCGGGGCCGTCGCTCCTAAAGAGGCGCTCAAGCAGGCGGAGTTCTTTATGAAGCAGGTCATCCAGTTCAACATGGGCGTAGAGCAGGATAGGCTACGTGAGTGGGCGCGGAGCGAAGGAGACTTCCGCTCTATCGTTAATCAGATGCGGGCTAGACCGCTGACCGACACGGTAAGGAACCAGACAATCACAGCTCTGGACCGTATGGGCGTTGACACAGCTGACTTGATACCTGACTTGGGTAAGATCGCTAACACCATTCGACTGGCAGAGAACTCACTAGACGGGTACGGCTGGTACGAGACAGAGAACGGTAAGCTGGTGGTCAAAGACGGGAAGCTAGTTC